TGCTAAGGTGACCTAGAGACCGTTGTTATAGTCTTTACTGACTCACTCATTAACGTTGAGTAAACGGACAAATGCTGATTCAATAGAACCGCATAGTAGGTGCACTCGCGAACATGCCCCTAAATATCGAAAACTCTGTCTTTATCTTCGCATGTGCTTTACACAAAAGCATGACATGTTCAGATGTAATGTTTGGCAAATAAGACCTCAAACGTTTCGGTATTGCCTCGGACAAATACCTCTGAGCCCTAATATCGTCGACATATTTCATACCATCAACATATGAAATATATCGTTCTGCAAACAACTGCTCATCTCGCATGCTGACAGACAAAAAGGCCAAAGCGCGTTTTATGACATCAGCAACAACTCCAGAATGACCATCCGGATAATGTACAATGTCATAACTACAAATGTACCCATGTTTCTGTAGTGACAATTTGATCACCAAATTGTACCTCCGTGCTATTTCCTTTTCCCAACCAGAAATATCAACAAACCCTCGCACGGCAACTATGAAGTCATCACCCATACAGATAATGAATTCAATCCGTTCAATGATACTGAGCAAAAGCTCAGCCATAGCCAACTCATTGACATCATTGTTTGCATCAAGTGTGTCCCCATGACCGGTAGATCTTTGGGCATCGATGAACATCTTTATACCAGCTGCCAATGCAGACATGGATCTCATGGCATTGTGAGCGATAAGAAACTCCGTGAGTTTTGGAAGTACGCCAAACTTAGCACACTTCTCCCAATGCAGTTTCAATGCAACGACATTCTGCGTTTTGTCAAATGACTCGTAATCACCCTCAAGATACATACGCTCACCTCTCTCATCAGGACGCCAATCGTATCCGTTGAGGAATTTCGCAAGATCATCAACGCTCTTTCTCTGTAGTACCAAAATATTCGATTTCAGAACGCTTTGTTCCCTTTCAACTTTATGTCCTATGACAGGCGACAAAACAGCAGTACTTTTTCCAGATCCATCATATTGAATACTCTGTGGCATTTTCAACGATGTCATGTAAGATGCACCCAAATTAGGTTTAATCTTACCCTTTAACATCAGAAGATTTGAAGAAAGATCAATGTCACTCAATGAGAAACCTTCTTGCTCACCAAGTCGAGTCCTCTTTGTATCAGACAACCTACTGACCCACTCATTGACCACACGTTCATCTGGTCCTATATAAGGCAGGCTTGCCAAATACTCCTCTGTACCTTCCTTACAAAACACCTTCAAATAAGCGT